CGCCGGGATGACGATCCAGTTCAACGTGACGGGTTTGCTGCGAGGAGACATCACATCACGCTATGCCGCCTACGCACAGGCGCGCCAATGGGGTTGGCTCTCGGTCAACGACATCCGGCGTCTCGAAAATCTGCCGCCCATCGAAGGCGGCGATACGTATTTGCAGCCGCTCAACATGAGCAATGCGTCGACGCCGTCCGCATCCGCAGGTGCCGTCGTGCGCCGGCCATCCCGTCCAACGGACGAACAAATTTCTGTCATCGAGGACATCCTTTCATGAGCCGTACCTATCCGCATCTGCTGGGCCAGATCTTCAACCGGGCACATCTGATGACGCCGGAACTGATGGCACTGGCCGTCGAGTTCTCGCGCACCTGGCTGACGGGCAACCTCGACACAGTCGCACCGCGAACCGCTTTGCGGTCGGGCGAGCCAGACGATGATGACTATCCCGACCCGACGGACGAAACCGGCGTGACCGTCATCGCTGTCGCCGGGCCGCTCGTGCCGCGTACCGGAAATCTGGCCCTGTGCCAGAGAATGACCGCGTACGAGCAGATCGCCGCGCAGGTTGATACCGCGCTCGCCGATCCCGGCTGCGCGCATATCGTGTTCGACATCGACAGCCCTGGCGGCGCGGCAACCGGCGCATTCGAACTCGCCGGCAGGATCTGTGCCGCCGGGCAGATCAAGCCCACGACGGCGATCGTCAATTTCCATGCGATGAGCGGCGCCTACCTGATCGCGTCCGCGTGCAACGACATCAGCCTGTCGCAGACGGGAGGCGTCGGGTCGATCGGCGTCATTGCCCAGCACATGGACATCTCGAAGATGAACGAGGCGATGGGTCTCAAGATCACCGCCGTCTACCGCGGTGACAAGAAAAACAACCTCACCCCCAATGAGCCGCTGTCGGATTCCTCGCTGGCCGAGCTCAATGCCATGGTCGACCGGACTTACCAGCAATTCGTCGACGCGGTCGCCACCAACCGCTCGCTGGCCCGCGCAAAGGTGATCGACACCCAGGCCGGTCTCTATTTCGGCCAGGACGCGATCGACGCCGGCCTGGCCGACCGTCTGGAAACACCGCAGGACGCGATCAACCGGATCGTCGCCGAAGTTGCCGCCAACCGTGAAGCCGGGCTGCAGGCCACGCGCCGCTTGCAGCTCCAGCGGCAGGCGATCAGCTTGCGCGCGTCGGCCATGGCGCTGGCGGCCATGACGTAAGACCTGCGTTCTTCAGGCCGCCGATAGATCTATAGGCGGCCCTGTCCACTTCCGATTCACTGCCGGTTTCGCGTTCGCGAACGGCCCTTCGACCCGTGCATGACCTCATGCGCGGGTTTTTTATTTTCTACGGAGCCATCCATGAGTATTCAAACGCTGCAACGCGAACGCGCTCAACTCAACACCCGCGTCCAGGAGCTGGCCGCACAGGCACAGACCACCATGCTGTCCGAGGCGGAGCTGGCCGAATTCACGGAGCTGGAAACGAAGTTCGCTGCCCTCTCGTCGCAGATCGACACCGCCCTGCGTGCCGAGCGCATCGCCATGGCAGCCGCTGTGCCGGTCGACAGCGTGGAAGCCGGCAAAGAGGCACAGCTCGACGCCACCGCGCTGGCACAGGGCGCCGGCAATTCCCCTGCCGGTTCCCCGTATTTCGCGCAACCCAAGGATCACGCCGCGCATGCCGCCCACAACATGAGCGTCTTCTCCGGCATCATCGCGGCCCTGAAGCATTCGCCGGGCAACCTGGCAGCAGGAGCCGAGTTTGCCCGCAAGACCATGCGCACGAACGGCGTCGGCGACGGTGTCGCGATGGCGCTGTCGTCCGTCAATGCATCGGGCGGCGCCGTACTCGTCCCGACCAATCTGGCGCAAACGGTCATCGAACGCCTGATTCCGAACGCCGTGGTGCGTTCGATGGGGCCGCTCTTGCTGCCGCTCAACAACGGCAACCTCACCATGCCGCGCATCGCCGGCGGCGCCGTTGCCGGCTACATCGGGCGCGACAACGATGCCCCCGTATCGCAGCAGTCGTTCGATGATGTGCAGCTGGTCGCCAAGAAGCTCGCCTGTCTGGTCCCGATCGGTAACGATCTCATCCGCTTCGCCGGCATCGACCAGCGTGTCGACGGTTTGATCGTCGAAGACACGGCATTCTCCATGGCCAATGCGGAGGATGTCGCGTTCATCCGCGGCGACGGGACCAACAGCACGCCAAAGGGTCTGCGCAACTGGTGCCTGGCGCAGAACGTTCTCAAGGCGACCCCGACTGCGAACCTCGCCGGCCAGGAACTGGTACAGGCCATCATGAACGACGCCGGACGATGCGTTCTGGCCCTGCGCCGCTCCAACGTACGCCTGCGCAAGCCGGGCTGGCTCATGCATCCTGACTCGGTCCAGTTCCTCGGCGACCTGCTGACGTCCACCGGCAACAAGGTCTTCCCCGAAATCGCGGACGGCATGTTCCGCGGCTATCCGATCGGCATCACCACCGAGATTCCGACCAACCTGACTTCTGGCGGCGCCACCGGCAACGGCAGTGAAATCTATTTCGTGGATTTCGCCGAAATGGTGATTGGCGAATCGATGAACCTGTCGGTCGCGATTTCGATGGATGCAACGTATACCGATCCGGTAACTGGCAACCCGGTATCCGCATTCCAGCGCGACCTCACACTGATCCGCATCATCACCGAGAACGACTTCGGGCCGCGCCACGCCGAGGCGATCGCCGTGCTCGACGGTGTGACCTGGTACCGCTGATCCGTCTGGCGCCAGCGCGCCATCCGCCTCCTTTTCTTTATGCCTCTCTCATGAAACCAATCAAATTCAAGAAGCACTTCCGGGGCTACAACCCGGGCGAAGTCGCGCACTTCGACCACGAACTGGCCGACCGCCTGATCCAGGCCGACCGCGCCGACGCGGTCGAAACTGCGAATACGACGGAAACCACTCCAGCATCTCCTGCGCGTGAAAAACCTGCCGACAAATCGGCGGACAAAGCGGCCCCCAGGGTCAAATAGTGAATCTCGATCATGCTGATCCGGATTGCCGCGCCAGCCACCGCTGTGGATCTGGCCGGCGCGAAACTGCAGGTCAGAATCGCCCCCGAAGAGCACGAGTACGACGATGACCTGACGAGCCTGATCAGAGACGTGCAGTCGATGGCGGAATCGGAGCTGTGCAGCGGCATCACCGATACCCGCTATCGCGAAGTCCTGTCCGGCTTCCCCGGCGGCGCATGGGCGCTGCGACGCGGGCGCGTCAAGACCGTCGAAGCCGTCACGTACTTCGACCGCGGCGGGCAGCAGCAAACCCTGACCGGGTACCGGCTGGCGGAGAGCGGCGGTGTCGCAGTGCTGACGCCAGACACGGGCAGATTCCCCGAGACTGCTGCCCGCCTCGATGCGGTCGCGATCGATTACGTCTCGGGCTTCGGTGGCAGTGAGAACGTGCCCGACGGGATCAAGCGGTGGATGAAGCTGCAGATCGGTAACTGGTTCGCTAACCGCGAAGCCGCCGGCGAGCGTGTACTGGTCGTCAATCCATTCGTCGATGCACTGATCGCCGAATACCGGATCAGGATGTATCTCTGATGCTCACGGCTGGAACATTCAACCGGCAGGTGAGAATCCAGCGCAAAACCGCTGGCGAGGACAGCCTCGGAGAAGCCTCACAGGCCTGGGAAGATGTGGCAGTCGTCTGGGCGAACATCCGGCACCTGAACGGCAAGGAATACCTGTCGGGTGCGCAAGAAATCAGCAAGGCTGTCGCAAGCATCCGCATCCGGTACCGAGACGACATCACTGCCGCCATGCGGGTCATCTACCGTGGCGCCGTCTACAACATCGAAGCCGTGCTGCCCGACATGCAGCGACGCGAGTATGTCGATCTGGCCGCATCATCGGGAGCCAACGATGGCTGATACCAACATCCGCGGCATGGGCGAACTGGCTGAATCGATCACCGCGCTCAACAAGCGGCTACGCGATGCTCTGCCGGAAATCACGCTGGAAGCCGCAAGGCTCGTCGAAGCCGAGATTGCTGCACGCGCACCGGTACATACCGGAGCACTGGTGCACAGCCTGAGCGTCGGCACGGCCGGTAGCAGTGCGGCGCAGAACAGGGCCAGCGCCGTCGTCCAGGTCGACACATCGGCGTCAGGAGGTCACGAGCATTACGCCATCTTCGACGAATTCGGCACATCGCGCCAACCGGCGCGGCCCTTCTTCAGGCCCGGTGTGGCTGCAGCCGCAGAGCCGGTTCGCAAGCATATGTCCGGCCGGATCGAAGACATCATCGAGAAACACGCATGAGCATCGAGTCCGTCATCGCACAGACGCTGAAGGCCTGGCCGGAACTCACCGATGTGGTCGTCCGTCCGGACAAGGCCGAGCAGACCGACCAGCCTCCGTACATCGTTTATCAAAAGGTGACAGGCCGCCGGATCCAGTCGCTGCAGGGCGACAGCGGTCTGGCCAACCCGCATTTCCAGTTCGACGTCTACGCGAGAACACGGGTGCAAGTGATCGAGCTGCGCGAAGCGCTGCGACATGCCATCGCTGCCAATCCTGCGCTCGGCACTGTGCATGCCGGCGAAGGCGCCGGATTCGAGGAAGAAACCAGGCTGTGCCGCGAGCGGATCGATTTCTCGTTCTGGTTCGACGATCAGCAATAGTAATCCCCACAATTTCAAGGAGTCCATCATGACCAATGCGATCCGCAGTCAGGGCACCCGACTGCAGCACGGCAGCGGCGCCAACCCGGTCGTCTTTACCGACCTGGAAGAGTGCACCGACATCCAGCTCGGCGGCGTTAACGTCGCTGTCGTCGACGTTACGCACCTTCTTTCGGAAGGCAAGGAATCGGTGCCGGGGCTGCTGGATCCCGGCACGATTACGGTG